ATACTCGTACTGTTCGCCCTGAGAGAAAACGTTACACTTAGGACATTGTGGGTGTACGTTTAACTCGTCCCATCTTGTAGAGTAGTGCTTACGTGATTGAAAGTGTCCTGCCTGTATCTTCTTGATCTCGAACTTTCTTCCACAAGTACAACAGGTACATACTCCGTTTTTAGAGTGTTTAGTTCTTACGTAAAGCGAGAATACCGTGTCGAGCTTCTGTACTATCTTAGATCGTGAAGGTTTCTTAGGAGCAGGTTTCTTAGTCCTATTGGGCTTTCTTCTTATCATCTTGAGTTCTTAATAATGCACATCCTAAATAGAAATCTATTTCTCTGATGCCTCTGTAGATGACTCTGCTTCTTTTTTTTGTTTCTTCTTTTTCTGTCTTAGTGGAATCTGTACCGAGCTTTGTGTACATGATGCAATCTATCTCAAACAGCTTGTCCTTCTTCTCCTTCTCTGTTAGCTTTTCGTTTTTAATGATTTCGTTTACTAACTCTTGGAGTGTTGCTTCAGACATTGTTTAAGTAAGATTAGAATTAATTATGCTTTCTGAGTTTGTCGGTTCACTAATGGGTATAGGTTGCCCTACAGTACCATACCCAATTTATGCTTCCTTGAGATGTTCGGACACATACGGGTGCGTATCTTTAACAGGTTAAACACGCTTGCTAATGCCACTCCTCCTGTAGAGTACAGACCCTCGTTTAGCTTTCGGTTGAGGTGGTGCTTTGTCTGCTTCCCATTCTTGCACCTTTTAATCGTAGCCGAATCGTGTCAATGGACGCTTAAACTACAACCGCAATATAGTTATTTTTTGTCATCCTTCATAGATGTTCCGAAATAATATCCGAAAATACTTAACGTAACACCTTCTACTATACCGATCAGATGATAAAACAGCTCTCTATTTGATTCAGGGATTTCTAAAGCAAGAATAGCCCACACGATTACCCCAAAAGCAGTAAGCCCAACAAGACCCGTTAAGTTGAATAGAAAATCAAATTTTCCCGTCTTGGTAACTTCTACTTCTCGCTTACGTGCAGAGTCTCTATCTTCTACTTCCGCCTCATAAGCCTGTATAAGCCTCTCTGCTGCCTTTTCTTTATCTTCAGGTGTTAGGGACTCGTCAAGGTCTAAAACGTCTTTTAAAACACCTATAACACCTTTATCGGGTAATACCTTGTTTAGTAGCTTTCCTACTTTGGTCTCGTTAAATGGTTTTTTGTCTATCATAATACTTTATAAATAACACCACCGTTTTCCCTGTAAGCTCTTAGAGTTTGTTTTCTATTCGAGTCGTGTTCTACAAATGAGACGTGTATCCAATCAGGATTAGAATCGTCTCCGAACTCCCAAATGAGTTGGTCGTAGTCTAAGTACATAGTAATGTAATCAAACATCTCAGCGTTGGTCTTGTGTCCGTACACATCATCTATATCAATCGCCCGTCCTTCGCAATGCATAGACTTTTGAGAACCACCAATGGCTTTGTTTAGTTCTCGTGAGCGATAGAATGAATTGATCTTAATAGCCCCGCCTACCCATTCTCTCAAAGGCTCAAAGACTTCAGTTGCTAATATAACCATATTCCACATCTCATATTCATTAGGAATGTTGGGTATGCCTAATCGTTTAGCAGTTGCTGAATGACAAGCCTCAGCGTATGTGATATGCTCACTTATTTTCATTGACTAATTCTCTTAAACGTTGAATGTCTTTTCGTACCCTCTCTCGCTCTAATTTAAAGTCGATTACTTCATTTTCTAAAACTCGAATGTCAGGAAAAATGTAAGTGTTTTGATTATACCTTAAACCACGAAGCTCATCCTCATTGTCTGTTATTCTACCGTCAAGTCCAAAATATAAATAAACAGCAGTCCCTACCAATATGACTATTTGAATAAGCCACTTGATATTTATAGATAAAGAGCTGTCATCATTTAGCTTCGGAGCTGTCATTTAGAACTTACTCTTAACCCAAGCAATTTTAGATGCCCACCAAGATTTTACTTTAGGAGCTGTACTCTTTACGTAGTCTCTTGTTTGGTAATAACCCTCTTTACCGAGTAAACCAAAAAAGCCCCCCAATAAACCGAGAACGATTGCATTAAGAACCCCCGCTGCTGATATTGTAGATGCAGTAGTTAAAAACCATCCTGCAATAAATGATATTTTGTTGTCCATGTTTAGTTAGTTAAGATATAAGGGGGCATTTAAGCCCCCCATACCGTGTTAATTACTCTTCAATCGCTTCGTAAGAACCGTCTGATAAGTCTACATTAATCTTACCGTACTTGTCCTCGAGTTCTTTTAAGTATTCGTTTTGTTCTGCGATAGTTTGTTGCAACCTTTGTAGTGCAAAAAACTTATCACGTTCTAACAAACCAATACTACGCTCAAGGTGTAGTTTTCCGTTTTGTTGTTCCTGTAGCTTTTCGAGTTCCTCTTGAGTAATTTTTTTCATAATAAAGAATTTAAATTCTCTACTAATATACGATTACTCAACGACTTCTTCAGATGCCTCCTCTACCGCTTCTTCATCAGGAGCTTCTTCAACTACCTCGCTTGGAAGTGTTGCTTGAAACTCTGCGATTAAGTCAGCAGTCCATACCGCATCTGCGATTGCTCTTACGTTATGCTCGTCTGCTTTTGCGTAATCACCGCAAACAATCATATCTCTATGGTAACTTTGAGAAATAACGTTGCCATCTTCTACGATTTGGTCAGCGTAACGAAGTTGAATCGCTTTGAATTTACCTGCGATTTCGATTTTGTCTTGTACTCTTTCTTTTGATAGTGCCATTTTTATTTAAATTTATTTTATGATGTTGTGTACACAAATGAAGTAAATATGTCTGCAACTCCCGAACTAAACTGACTAACTGTTGCAAAATCTTGAATAGTTCCATCTATAGTTTGAACAAGTCTTACATAGTCGTGTGCATCATTTAATGATGAAGCTATCCCAATAGTGTTTGCGGTTGCGGTAAAATTGTTTAGATATACCGAGCCTAAAGCATATACTGCACCCGAAGTAGAATCACCTCCAAATGGTAAATTTCTTATATGTGCGTCATTACCACCTGTCAATCCTGTCGTGTCTATGTTATTAAAAGAAATCTCTATCATCACTTGATTTCCTATTTTAGTATAGCGACCATAAGCACCTCCACTAATAGTAGCAACATTACCGCCTGTTGCAGCATCTGCAAATTCAGGAGTAAAAGACCCTTCTTCGTAATCATCTAACGCATTAGCAGCAGCAGTATCACCGTTGAAGGTTATACCTCCTCCATTCAATACTCTTATTTTTTCAGAACCATCAATTTCTACAATAAGTGCTGATGCGCCTCCAACATTATCAGGGTCTATCTGTATTTCAAATTGCCCTACATTATGAACAAGGTTTGTTTTCGCAAAAGAATCTTGTATAGTTAGTGTTGCGTTTTGGTCAGTAGATTCAAATAAAGCTACATCATTATCCGTTCCTGAATTAACGTGAATTTTAGAAGAAGGACTCGACTCGCCTATCCCTACGTTACCTGAAGAGTCTATGCGTACTTTTTCTGAGCCTGCTGTATTAAAAGTCATAGCATCAAGACTATGTCGATATGCTATAGAACCTTGAACTTCGGCATCTTCATCTGAGAAAGAAATACCCCCATTATTATTGTTTGGAGTTAGTATTGTTATTCCCGTATTTCCGCTACCCTCAATCGCTAAATCATCATAGTTTGCATTTAAAGAACCCGAAAACCCTGAATTACCTGACTTTATGTGAGTTTTAGCTAAAGGGTCTGACTCGCCTATACCTACGTTACCATCAGAATCTATGCGCATCTTTTCAGTACCCGCAGTTTCAAACACCAATCTACCTAACGAAGCACCACTTGAGCCTGTCAATCCTTTAATTGCTGAAGCTACTCCCGCATCAGTAGTATCGCTTGTATAAAACTCTATTGCACCTTGTGGTTGGTCATTTAAACAAGTAGTATCAGTATCAGTAAATCTAAGAGTATTTAAAGCAGTACCCGCAGTATTATTACTGCTTAAATCAAGCATTTTTGAAGGGCTTGAAGTGCCTATGCCCACTTGTCCTGAAGAGTCTATGCGCAGACGCTCTTGACCATTGGTGAATGCAACAAAATCATTTCCTTGTGCGCCCACAGAAACTTGACCTGAAGTTGTATTGTCAGCAAATTCAATTCTTGCAGCAGTATCTGTACTTGTAAAAGAAGCTAATATATTATCAGTACCTCCATTAACATTCAATCCTGTTAAAGTACCTACTGAAGTGATGTTCGGCTGAGCAGCGGTTGAAAGTGTTGCATTTAATCCTCCCGTAATCGTTACTCCGTTTCCTGAGCGACCTACCGAAAGAGCAGAAGCGTTACCCGCACCATCCTCGACAAGAGTAACACCCGCAGCATCTATTGCTTGGTTGTCTGTTGTTTTTAAAAGACCGACATAGGTGTCTTTAATCTTTGTGTTTGTTAATGTTGCCATATTTTATTTTTTAAATATCATTCCAAATGTTAATCTCATCTTGGTAGTAAGAGTTCTGATACTGCCAATAGGCTTGATCAGCTATTCTCTTATAAACTATACCCCATCCTATCGTGTTCGTGTCTACTCCTATTCCCCACCAAGTGGATTCGTATATCTCTCCCCAATCTATGTTGTTATTGTATATCATCTAAATAAGTTTAGCACAAAGTTTATAAAACAGAATGGTCGGCTCGATATATTGATTGTCTCGACATTTGATTTATTTCCCCACCAAGTAGAGCAGTAAATCTTACCCCAATCTATTGCGTTTGACATCTTTTATCTTCTTTAAGAATCGCTCTAACTTTATAACGTTTGTATTCTTCGGTTTATAACCTTTGTTCTCATTTTTTTTTATCAAAGCACCCATCCGTTAAATGTTGCGTCTGTATCAGGATGAATATCATCATTAGTATTCGTGTAATACTCAGGGAACGTCTCTTGATTGAACGACATATAATCAATAAATCTTCTTGTATAGTACTCAGCGATGTCTCTCTCTTTATTAATCAAGAAATCGATCTCTTCCTTAGTTGCTGTTTCAGAGTTCTCAGAGCTGTGCTTATAAACTCCTCCGTTTTTAACCTGATAAGCAGCGAAAGGCAAATAGTCCACCATTGCGTAATGAATAAGCATGGGCTGAACGTAGTTGTTTACTAAATCCAAGTAATCACCTGCAAGTGTACCTGCGATAATATCATTGCTGATTCTGTTGTATAAATCTGTTCCCAAGTAATTTCTAATGTGAATCTCTTGAGCGATCTTAATATATTGGATGAATTTGTCCGTGTCTACATTACCATCTAAGATGCTGTTGCGAACTAAATCCTGTCTTTTTATAAATAATGCTATTGCCATCTTATCTTGGGTTTACAAATCCTTCGTTCGGCATATCAACAGGTCGCTTTGCCACTTTAGGGTCGTTAGTAATTGGTGATAAGCCCTCTTTTCTTGCTTTGTTTACAGAAACCTCAGCGTTAGGATTCCCTACATCAGGTCTTCCCTTCTTACTCATATACGTCTTACGCATCCAAAAGTGATGACATCTTGCACCACCCTTGTAAAGCCATATATCGTAAGTGTCAGCTCCTCCTACTCCAAAGCCTGCATTTACTACCTGAGAACTCATCTTTTCAATGTCCTCTTTACGGTATATCTTTTTAGCACCCACCATTTTCTTACAAAATTCTCGTGAGTTCTGTTTTGTGGTTAGTGGTGCATATTGATAGCGTACCTTAAACTGTACACCGTCTACTTCTTCGTCTTGCTCTGATTTTGCATTAGGTATTGCTCTACCTGTTGAAGCAAAACCCAACATCTTATCTAAAGCCTCTTCTGTTTTGTAATCTACAGGTCGCTCGTCTACAAGCTCCCACTCATCTAAATCTTCTTCTTCACCAAGCTCATCAAGTGCGTTGAATATTTCTTCAAATTGCTCGTCTGTTAGATCAGGTTTTTCACTTGACATCTTCACTCCTGTTTCTTCTTCTACCTGCTCCTTAGTCATTGCGTTTTCTAAATCGGTAAACTCAAGTGGCTGAAGCGTTTTAAAGTAGATATTAAGAGCGATATTGTTGTAAGCTAATATCTTATCAAAGGCATCTATTAAAAGTGTCTGAAACGGTCTAATAACGGTGTTATCCATTAGCGTAGAAGCCGTTTTAAGCTCGTCTGCGTTATTTCCGAGTCCTGATTGGTCTTTGATACCTAAAAGCATCGGAGAAACGACCCTATGAGCTACCATGATCTTTCTCATAGACTCATCAGATAAGAACTGATATTGATTGTGTGCATCCGATAGCTGTACAGGCTCTATTGAAGCTGCCGTCTCTGCATTATCATTAAATGCCAATATAAACTTACCCGCATTAGAAGACCCTGAGAATTTTTGATAGATTCTCTGTTCGATAAGTGTTCTCTCCTCCTCGTTAGGAACTCCGTTGTTGAAGTTGATTAACATTGAAGGTGCAAGACCATTCATGATGTTGTTGAGGTGATAGTTAGAAATCTCCTCTTCTAATTCAGCATATTGTAATCCTCCTTGATAATCGACAGGTGAGTAGTAATAGAATCCTGCTCTGTAAGGCTTAATGAATAGAATTTCTACTCCTTCTTTTGAGTATCCGAATGCAGGGATTCTTAATGGTTTGTCGCTTGGCTTAACTTTAGTCCAATCAGCCATGTAATAGTAAGCCTCTATATCTCCGTCTTCGTTACACTTCTCAGCTCTTAGAGTCTCAACAGGAAAATGCTCCGCTTGTAAGATTTTAGAATGATCTTTAGAGTAGACTACTTGAATTGCAGCTCCACCCATTAATTTAAGATCATAGGCTAATTTTCTTACGCAGTCCTTAGAGAATAACGACATCATTTGAGCGTACTGATCGGGCTTACGGTTAGAATCGGTAGCATCTAATCCCTTTCCGTAGATCATCTCAGAAATACCGTTTATAATAGCATTATTCGTTGCAGAGCCGTTGTATCTGTCAATTAAATACTGATAGTAGTTGTTATCTGCTCCATAATCCACCCAATCCCTATTCTTCTCTTCTGTAATCTTAGGAGAAGTGTAGGTGCTAAAGTTGATGACTCTTAGGTCATTATGCGCTTTAGGTTTTTTGTTATATGCTTGTCTGCTCATATTATGATATATTCATTATCGTAAGTGTTCTCTGTAGTATATACTCCATCATTAACCGAATAATCTGAAATACCCTGATCAGTACAGAACACCTTATCTTTATATATAACGTTTGACCCATCTGTTATTGTCAAATCGTAAAATCTATTCTCAGTAAGTGCAAACGTATTAGATATTACTAAATATCCCTTGTCCTCATAATAACCACCCGCACTATTCCAATCCATGTTTACCATCTCCCATTCCTCATCACTATTCTCCCACTCCATACTATCAAGAGTATAGGTAGTAGTCGTATTAGTAGAGTCATCTCTTAGAGTAATCACTACATCATCAGGGTAACTTCTTGGAATAATCCGTATAGTTTGCTCTGCTACGCTCGTTGTAAGAATTATCATTTTATCCTCTTATATGTATATAACGAATGTAATTCGACATTTTGCATACATACATAAAAAAAGGGGGCATTAGCCCCCCTTAATTACATCTATTGGTTAGATTATGTTGCAGCAGTTACCGCAGGTGCGATTGGTGA